TATTGTATAAGCATAGCAACGTAAATATCCCTTTCCCAAGGAATCATATTCTCAAGTTCAATTAAACTGTACTTGTGATGCTGCATGAGTGAGAAATTGGTCGTATAATAATTTCTCAAGTTGTCATGCCGCATCGTCAACCGAAAAAACTGTCTAAGCCCTCCACTTCAATGGTGTGATGAAACTTACATTTCCTGCAAGTCAGTTCTATCTTCTTATTTAACTTTGGTAAGTTATTAAAGAATTCTTCAATCTTTGCAAATTGGTCTTGATTCAACGATTCAACAAACTCAATTAGTTCACCAGGACTTGTTTCTTTTGCATAATAATATTGTTCACCATCAAAGATGTATTCGATACTTTCAACAATCATATCAAAAGCCATATCGGTTGGATTTTCAAATCTAGTTGCACGTTCCAAAATAGAGAATTCTGGATACTTCATGCCAATACTAATGGTCTTAGTCAATTGAATGTCTTTATCAGGCACATTGTCCATGTCAACTTTAACATCCAACAAGTTAACTTTAGAATCCATTAAGTTGCCACATTTTTTACCATCAACTTCATTCTCACAACGATACTTGTTTTCTACGATTTCACCTACAGACCTTGCACGTAGGTTCAAAAAGTAAAACTCAATGTCAATGATAGGCAATGATTCAATATCAATGTTTTCTGTCAAGGTACAATTGTGTAGAACTTGTTTGATGTTCTTTTCAATTGTTTCTTTGTCATCGGCCTCCATGGCCATCATAAGATTTCTTTGTTCTTTGACCAAGAATGGTCTAAAACGAATCTTCTTTTTAGAAAGTGGTAAATCCAATTCATAGATTGGCACATCAATTTTAGGTAAAGCCATTATAATTCACTCCATTAAAAATAAAATTATTCTTCTCCAGATAAAGCTGCATCAATTGCTGCTTGATTCTGTTCTTGTTCTGCTTCATAATTTGAAGCCGCTTCGGCACGTTGTTGTTCAGCAAAAGAATCAACTAAAGACTGGTCATATTGATTGTCAGGAACTGTTGTCAATGTATTGGTAGCAGGTTGTGGTGTAAAGAAATCACTTGCTGTGCCTTGGTCAAACAATGAATTAAATGGTAAACCTGCTTGGTTGTATGTTGGCAATAAGTTTCCTAGATTTTCAATACCAGCATTTTGCCAGTAATCATAAGCAAAAACCACAGTTAATTTGTGTAGGCCATCATTCGACCAATCTAAATCCATTTGATTGACCGCAATAGGATATGCATTAAAAAGGTTGACTGAATAAACAATTACATCTTGCAGGTCATATTGTTTAATACTGATTGTACCAGCAAAGTTTTGTTTATAATCAAAGTCAAATGATGTGGTTGGATTAATGTATTCCATCCATACATCAAAAAATGTTCTTTCGGACATATCACCAGACACAATGAAGGTCATTGTCAGGTCATTGTATGCTGAATGCATTGGATATTTTTGAGTTGGCATAGAACCAAACTTTTGTTCTACTGTACCAAATGTTCTACCTGGCAATTCGGTAGCTTCACAACGCAAAGTTAGATTGCGTAATATTGGATTATAGTCTCTTAATAGAGCAGGAACAACAATGTTAACATCAAACTTGTTAGGTCTTGCCACATCAGTTGTGAAAGATGAAATAAAGTCTACTAGTGCCATTATTCTTCGTCTTGGTTAAAATGAGCCATATGCTCTTTATATTCTTTTACTGAATCCATCCAAACTTTTTGAGGTTTAGCACCTCTAAATTGTTGGATAGGTAACATTGTTGCCACATCCCATTCATCAGGTTGTATCATCAACAATCTAGACCTCATATGACTAAACAAATAACGTTTCAAACATGGTCTAAACTCTGCAAATCTTTTGGTTGACTGTAGGATGTCATAAGAAATTCTCATTCTTCTGATATCTTGCTCAGGTGTCAACTGAGCATACTTCATTAACTTCTGTAAAAATGCAATACGATATCTGACTGGTAAGTAATGTAAATTCAAGCCAAGAAATCCATCATTATACTTTTCTAACACCAATACCATTGGAAATCTATCCCAATATGGCAAGTCATCTTTAGTTTTAGGATCATAATAATAACAATACAACATGCCAATTCTTAACTGACCTTGTTGTTTATGTCTGTTTACCTCACCTTTGATAGTATTTGGTATTGCAGACGGTCTTTTAATCTCATCTATCTTATCTTGAAGCCAAGATACAGCATTTTTGGACATAGTTTTATGTCCATTTAGTTTCTTTGCTTCTGCGAGTGATGTAAGTTTTGAAGTCATAATATATTTAGGTCAAAGTTTAGGTAACTGATCCTCAGTAAAAATAACAAATTCCCAAGCTCTGTCTTTACAATATTCCTTTGCTGCTTTCCATTTAGCTTCATTTACATTCCAAGTAACAACCTCATTTATAAATTTTCTGGTTTTTCTTTTTGGTATTTCTGGAGGTTTAGTTTGCTTTTTAGGTTTTACTTCTATCATCCAAGTTTTTATGTTGCCTTTATTATCTTTAATTTTGATAACAAAATCAACAAAATAACGGTGCCATTTTCCATCAACAGGTGACTTATAAGGCACAATAACTTCTTCACTTGACCACGACAAACACCAGTCTTCTTCGTCAAATTTTTTCATAAATCTAACTTCCCAAGACGAGCGATAAATAATATTGGTATAGTCACCCACGTACTTCTGTGGATTCTTAGGTGTAAATTTGCCAGAATATGCCATAAATAGTATGTATAATCTTTTTCAGAGAAATTAATGGCAATAGATATAACTTCCATTTCTACCGGACCAACAGCAGACCAAACTACTGGTCCATTATCAGCCTTGGAACAAAAAAGTCCAGGACTAACACCATTGGTTTATCCAAAAGATTTGGGTTCGTCCACTAAAAACCATTATGTCAAGTTTTCAATAAAGAGAATTGTTCCTACATCTGTATCATCAATTTCTGGTGCAGAAGAGGCAGTCAAAGATATTTTTGAGCGAGTTGGTTCTTTCAACTATCAACCACAAACCAGAGACTCTGTTGGTGTAATATGTTTATATATGCCTGATACGTTAACTTCTTCCTATAATGCTTCTTATGATGAACTAAGCCTAACAAATGACTTGGGTGTGGGAATGAAAGCAATTCAAGGCATTGTTTCAGCAGCAAGGTCTAACGATGGTTCAAAAAATCCAGCAGAAGCAGCTTCGGTTGATCCAGCATTAATTTATGGTGTTGCAACTGGTGGTAATGCTTTGTTAGGTGGTTTAGGTGGTGCTGGTGTAGCTGATGTTGCATTGGCCACTCAAGGTTATGCAATTAACCCACAATTACAAGTCATCTATCGTGGACTTGGTTTTAGAAAATTTCAATTGAATTTTGTGTTCACACCAACATCCGAAACAGAAGCACAAACGGTCAATCAAATTATTGCCACATTTAAGTATCATTTTGCACCAGATTTAATTACATCAGTTAATGCGGTTAGTGGTATGTTCTTTGTTCCACCATCTTATTTTAACGTTGAGTTTATGTTCAATAGTGATGAAAACCAATTTTTACCAAGATATGGTGATTGTGTATTGACTGATATTGATGTTAATTATGCACCAAATGGTTTTGCAGCTCACAATGATGGTGCACCCGTTCAAACACAATTGTCACTATCATTCCAAGAAATTGAAATTGTTACAAAAGCAAAAATTGCTGCTGGTTATGGTGCAACTATTGGTTCACCAACAGTAACATCTTCAACTGGTGTTGCAGGACTAAGATAATGAAATACTTCCAACAATTTCCTATCATTCAAATGACAGATTACAGCGGCAACCTTGTCAATGTAACCAATATTATGGAACGAGTAGAAATCGTACCTAATCTATTGAATAATTCACTATTGTTCTATTCTTATAACATAAAAGATACTGACACACCAGATATCATTGCACAAAAATATTACAATGATAGTTACAGATACTGGATAACATTGTATGGAAGTCAAATCTTGGACCCAATTGGTGATTGGCCAATGAATCCTAATTTGTTCAATGACTATTTGATTGATAAGTATGCACCAGCAACGGCCAATTCATTAAACATTGCAGTTGCAAACGTAACATCAACTGAAGTTTTAACATATACACAAAATACCGTGTATCGTTATATCGAATCTGTGACCACAATAGATTCAACATCTTCAGAATCAAATACAACCATTTACTTTATTGACCAAAATGCATATGCAAATGTTCAACAAGGAACACAAAATGCTTTATTACCTAGTGGTGCAGGTGTAACGGTTATAACAGCCGCATATCCTCAAAGTATTTTTGATTATGAAGTACAAACCAACGAATCAAAGAGAAGTATCAATCTTGTTAACGTGAATTATGCTGGTGCATTAGAAACACAGTTATCTTCATTATTGTAAGGATAGAAAGTGGCTTCACAAGGAATTCTTAATACCCGGGACTATGACCTAAAGAGTCTCACATTACTCACTTCAAACGGTGTTATTGATTTTCGTTATATCATGAATGAAATTTCTTACCACGAAGATTTGTTCGGTGGTGTAATTTCTGGTTATGTGATGGTAACAGAATCCAGTTCGTATTCAGAATTTTTATCATTCAATGGTAATGAATTCTTGTTACTAACTTTTGCAAAGTATGATGATCCATCTCTTACAATTACCAAAAAGTTTCGTGTCTATAAAATGGACAATAGAAAACTTTCAGGCAATATGCGTACAGAGACATACACTTTACAATTTTGTTCAGAAGAACTATTGTTATCCGAACAATACAAAATTGGTAAATCTTACCCCAACCAACAAATAAGCCAAGTCATCAAAGACATTTGCACAAATCATTTGGGTATAAGCACCAGTAGATTACGTATTGATGAGACATATGGAAATTATAGTTTTGTTATACCAAATCTAAAACCCCTTGATGCCATCAATTGGTTATCAACTTATGCAAGAACAGCTGATGGATATAATGGTAGCACCTTCAATGGTGCTGACATGATTTTTTATGAGAATAAAAATGGGTTTAACTTTAAGTCATTACAAACACTAACAGACGGTAATGATGTTGTGGTTTATAACACTTACAGTTATGATCCAAAGAACACAGAACAAAATAACTTGACAGAAGAAGTTTACAATGTAACAACTTATGAAATTTTAGATTCATATGATACATTGAATGCTATCAACTCTGGTATGTTTGCCAACCAATTGTTATCTGTAGACATACTAACAAGAAAAAGAATGACAACCAATTTTGACTATGAGAAATATTGGAATGATTCTAGTACAGGTGGTTTGAATCATTATCCTGTTACAAACAATTATCAAAACAGATTTGGCAAAAAGTTAAACGAAACAAGTCAGGCCACACTTAAGTTGGTGTTTTCTAACTTTGATGAGGCAAATAATGCAGTAGTTCAAGCCAATCCAGGCTCTGTTGCACCAAACATTTTTGCAGAGACATACATACCATACAGAACAGCTCAATTGGCATTGGCAAACTATACAAGACTTAAAATATCTTTGCCTGGTGACCCCAATCTAACAATTGGTTCTGTTATAAAATTTAATTTGTTATCTAATGATCCTTCAGGTAAAGAATTGAACTTATATTATTCTGGTTTTTATTTGGTCACAGCTGTAAGACACATGATTACACAAAAAGATTACAAAACTGTGTTAGAGATAGCAAAAGAAAGTGTGCCAAATAAATTTACCAATATTCCAACAGATTCTCCTATCTGGAAATCAGTCGTAGGTGGTTAAATGAAAGCAGTAAATAATTTTGCAGGCCTTAATGGTTTTGTATGGTGGGTTGGTGCGGTTGAGAACAGGGTTGACCCGCTTGCTCTCGGTCGTTGCCAAGTACGTATCTTTGGTTGGCACACAGATGATAAGAGTTTAATTCCTACCACAGATTTACCTTGGGCTCATCCAATGAACTCAATAAATACAGCTAAACAATTCCAACCACTTGAAATAGGTGATTGGGTTTTGGGTTTTTTCATGGACGGTGAAAGTGGTCAGTTTCCTATTATGATGGGTGTATTGCCTGGTTTTGCAGCCGCTAACACAACAACCTCATCATCTGTTACAACCAGTTCAACTGATTACTCAAGTTCAGAAGAAGAAAGTGGAACATAATGGCAACAGCATCAGATATAGCAGCAAGTTCGGTTAACAACGCAAGCAACATAATTTATAACACAGTAACTGGTGCAATAACTAGTGCTGAGAATGCTTTTACTACATCTTTTGTCAATGCAGCACCAACAAATATTTCTCCAGTTGGTGCAGTCTTTGAATTAAAATCACCACAGTTACCAAATGGTGGATTCTTCTACACGGCCGGTTCACAAACCACACCAGGCCTTTCAAGAGGTTCATTGGCAAATGCCTCATTAGCAACTAACAATGCAGATTTATCACACGTTTGTGACTTCAAGTTTACTTTTAGTCTTGGTTTGGATTTAGGTGGATTGATTAATCCCATTGCGGCACTTCAAAATGCAGTTAAGAATGGTAAGATGGCCGCAGCTAATGCAATTCGTGCAGCCATTAGTCAACTACAACAAGGTTTCAGACTTATCGTGACTGGTATATTATCAGCATTAAATCTTGATCCAACAGGTGTCGCATCTCTTTCTTTCTCTACAGCCAAATACTATGTTAGACTGGTTACTGAAGCAATCAATAGAGCTGCTCAAATTGTTTATGATGTATCTTTGATTGTTAATTTGGCCAAAGATTTACAACAAATTATCACATGGATAGAAACTTTACCAGCACAGTTAAAAGCAATTGTGGCAGATTGTTTGACAAATTTTAAAAATTCTTTGAATTCAACCGTAAATAACATTCAATCACAAACAAACATACACAATATAACTAGTGGTGCAATTAATCAACTGACTAACAGTACCGCTAGTTATGGTAGCACATTGAATAGTGCAGTAGTAAATGCTGTAACTAATCCAACCGCTGCATCAGCTGGTGCATTAACCAATCATATAACGGAAACAGTTGCGTCAGCTACACCATCTTATGGTACAACTGCAAAAACAGCATCTCAACCTTAAGGACTTTGAATGGATCAACCAGATTTTTTTACAGCATGGACAGAGCCTGAATCGGCAGCCAATTCACAATATCAACCAGTATACCCATATAATAATGCCACACAAACACCTAGTGGACATTCATTTGAATTGGATGACACACCAACAAGAGAACGTGTAAGACTGCAACACCGCACAGGTACATTCATTGAAATGCATCCTAATGGTGATGAGGTGCATAAGGTTTATGGTGATGGATATGAAATCACAATTAAAAATAAAAATTTATTGGTGCAAGGCAGAATGAAAATTGAAGTTCAAGGCGATTGCGAGCTTCATGTTGCGGGAGACTTAATTGAACAGGTTGATGGTAATGTTGAACAACATGTACAAGGAAATTTCACACAAGTTGTTCAAGGTGTATACAGTATAACTTCAATTGGTGATACGGTTATCAATGCAGGTGGTTCTCTTGGTGGTGGATTGAAATTAAACACAGGTGACTACCAACATATCACAGGTGATTTGACCGTTGATGGTGAGATTACAGCTGGCAAAATAACATCCACTGGTCGAATAGACGCTTTGGACGGCATGAGTGCAGGTGCTAACGGATTTGTTACAGTTTTGGGTGGCGTTTCTGCTGGAATACCAATTGCAACGCCAGGTTCAGTCACCGCATTAGCTGAAGTTTCTGCACCACTTGGTGAATTTGGTGTTATGAGTGCATTATGGGCTTATGATACGGTTAATTTAAGTCTACACAATGCACACATACATATATCACCTAAAGGACCAACGGGTCCACCAATTCCACAAGAAATAGGAGTTTAATATATTATGAGCGTTTACGCAAGATTAGGTTTCAATTCGAGTAATCCAACAATCAATTCATTGTCATCAACTTACAGTAGTAATGTAAATACACAAATGACAATTTTGCCATCGTTATTGAAACCATGGCAAGCTAATGCTTTGGCTACTGGCACCGGAACTGATGCTTTTTTTGTCAATCCTGTGGCAAATGTCACACAGTTAATTTGGAATACGTCAAATACTTTGGTTGAACTTACAACCAATTTAATATCATATGACCCTACTGTGAATACTTCTTTAGCTAATATAGTTGCGACCTCTGTCACATTAGCAAACACAACAGCAAATAACTATTTGTATGTAACAAATAAAGAATCTAATGTTATTCCACCAGATTCGGATACAACGACACCACATTACACCACAGCCACAGCTCAAGGTAAAATGTTGTCATACATAACAAGTCAGACAGACGGAATTCAAAATACCTCTGTTATTATGGGTAATTTTTCAAGTGTAACCATAGGTAATACTTTGGCCAACTTGTATAGTTCAATGAATACATTAACTACTATCTTATCAAACTCGATAACATATGATTTTATATCAAATACTTACGTTACGAGTATAAGTGTCAACAACGCTCTGGCCTTGCAAAATGTGGTTTCTACTACCAATTTTGTCATGTATTACTATCCACATCAGGATTCACAATTCTTTCAAAATTCTGCAAATGTGATAAGTGATTACAATAAATTAAGTGGTTTTAATAATCTTGGTCAGTCACAAAACTTTCTTTTGAACAATTACATTGGTACTCCTGCATTAAAGGCCCATTTGAACTCATAAATAACAGATGGCAAATTTACAAAAAATCTATTCCGACCTAGACCTAACATTTAGAATGTTACCGGTAACCAAAGATGTTGCCATGCGTTATGACGACCAGGCCGTGATAGCTTCTGTAAGAAATCTATTATTGACTAACTTTTATGAGAGACCGTTCCAACCAACTGTTGGTTCCAATTTGTCTGGATTGTTGTTTGAACCTGCAACAAATGTTACTTCAAGTATTTTGGCTGATGAAATTAGAAACACTATAATAAATTTTGAACCAAGAGCAACAATTAGTAATATTAATGTACAACTTTCAACAGACAAAAACGGTTTTAATGTTTTTTTGACCTTTTTTATTGGAAATAATACTACGCCGACAAACGTTAATCTCTTTCTTCAAAGGTCCAGATAATGGCATCTAACACAAACATTCAAGTTGCTAGCTTAGATTTTAGTAACATTAAGCAGAACTTTATTACTTACTTGCAATCACAAGACACCTTTAAGGATTACAACTTTACCGGTTCTTCTTTGTCTACATTGTTAGATGTTCTTGCATATAATACACAATACAATGCTTTCTATTTGAACATGGTTGCCAATGAAATGTTCTTGGACTCTGCCTTGCAGCGTTCATCTGTGGTTTCTCATGCAAAAATGTTGAATTATGTACCACGTTCAGCTGTTGGACCTGTTGCTGTTATCAATCTTAGATTTACTGGCGTAACAACCGCAACATATACACTACCACAATATACAAGTTTTAGTTCAGAAGCTATTAATGGTGTAAACTACAATTATGTAACATTGAACGAAACAACCGTACCAGTGTCTGCAAATGTGGCCACGTTCAATGGTATCGAAATCAAACAAGGTTCAGTACAAAACTATACGTTTACAGTCAATAGTACAGCAAATCCAAAATATATTTTTGAGATTCCTGATAAAGGTATTGATACATCTACAATGGTTGTTACAGTTAAAGAATCGGCGTCCAATACTTCACAACAAATTTTCTATCCAACAACAAATTATTTGGAACTAACACCAACCGATCCAGTATACTTCTTACAAGAAGCAACAAACGGTAACTATCAAATATATTTTGGTGATGGTGTTCTAGGTAAAAAATTGAGTGATGGCAATATTGTAAAGGTCAATTATATTTCCACAAAAGGTACTGCGGGTGGATTAGCAAATGGTTTTACTTTGATGACCAACTTTGCACCATACAGTACAGTTACCATAACACCTCATCTGGCTGCCACACAAGGTGAAGACAAAGAAAATATTGATTCTATTAAGTTTCAAGCACCAAAAGCATTTGCGGCTCAAGGTCGTGCAGTTACAAAGAACGATTACATCACACTACTACAACAAAATAACTTAGGTATTAGTTTTGATGCAGTATCTGTATGGGGTGGAGAAGAAAACATTCCACCAGTGTACGGTCAAGTGTTTATTTCTTTAAAACCAACTGGTGCGTATGACTTAACTGCAACTCAAAAACAGTTAATTACTAATCAAGTTTTGAAACCATATGGTGTTTTAACAATTCAACCCACAATTGTAGACCCAGATTACACATATTTTCAGGTCACATCAAATGTGTTGTTTAATCAATCACAAACATCTCTGACACCATCTGCATTAAAAACAGGCATTCAACAGGCCATTTATGGTTATGCAGCCAACAATTTGAATACTTTTAACTCCACATTCAGTTCATTTGATGTATTGAGTACAATCAATAATTATGATCCTTCCATCATAACAAGTGACTTTAAGTTAAACTTACAAAAGAAATTCTATCCAACATTAGGAACTTCTCAAACATACACACTGTATTACAACAGTTCATTGCAAAAAGGTATGTTTCAAAGTGGTGTAACGAGCACACCAGCTATACAATTCATTGACCCGGCTAATAATGCTAACATTATTGACGGTGTATTCATTGAAGAAATTCCATCTCCTACAAGTGGCATCTCATCAATTTCCATATTGAATCCTGGTTTTGGTTATCAATATGCACCAACAATCACAATATCTGGAGATGGTTCTGGTGCAACCGCAACGGCAACAATTGTCAACGGAAGTATTTCTGCTGTTACAATAACTAATGCAGGTTCTGGATATACAAGTGCAATTGCAACTGTTACACCTTTGGCCAACGATACAACAGGAACAAATGGTGCATTGACAGTTAATCTACAAGGCCAAGTTGGTACATTAAGAACATATTATAATAACACATTGAATGTTAAAACAATTCTGAATGCTAATGCAGGAACAATTGATTACACAAATGGTATTATTACATTAACAAACTTTAATCCAGTCAATATTGATAATGGTCTTGGTCAATTGACAATCTCAACAGTACCAACCACTACAATCATTTCTTCTTCATTCAATAGAATTATTACAATAGACCCATATGACCCAGCAGCAGTAAGTGTTACTGTCAACGCAAAGAACTAATAGATAAGAATGATACAAAGTAACCAAAAAACATCGTTGCTGGTACCATATGAACTGCCTAAGTTCATTGGTGAAGATCCAAATTACGCTAATTTTGTTCTTTTCATTAAGGCTTACTATGAATGGATGGAACAAAACGGTAATACTTTAGACTTTACAAAGAGTCTATTGACTTACATGGATGTGGATACAACCACAACCGAATTTTTAAATTACTTTGTCAATGATTTTATGTCTTACTTTCCACAGGATATTCTTGCGGATAAAAGTAAAGTTATTAAAATTGCAAAACAAATGTACCAATCTAAGGGTACACCAGCATCATATCAATTTCTATTCAGAGTATTATTTAATTCCGATTTTGACTATACCGTAACTGGTGATTCTGTTCTTAGAGCTTCTGCTGGTAATTGGTACGTACCTAAAAGTTTGAGGTTGGCCACAGTAGACAAAAACTTTTTAGAAATTAACAATCTAAGATTATTTGGTTTAACATCCAAATCTATCGCTACAGTAGAAAATTCTGTTCTATCTGGAACAAAGACTGAAGTCTTCATTTCTAATATTGAACGTCTTTTTGAATCTGGTGAAGATGTTATTGTTGTCGATTCAAACAATCAACCAGTCTATTTCTTAAATGGTGCTCAAGTTCCGGCAGGAACAGTTGGTGCGGAAACTTTGATTGCAAAAATTGTTGGTCAAATCAGTAAAATCAGCATTAATTCAAACTATCGTGGTACACTATATCAACCAGGTGACCCTGTTATTGTATATGGTGGTTTGAATACTAATACTGCAAACTCAATTGGTGCAATAGCAGAAGTTGGTACAGTTACAGCTGGTGCAATTCAAAATATTCTTGTAAAAACTGGTGGTTATGGTTACACTTATTCTCCCAATACAATAATCAATATTTCTAATGCACCAGGCGCAAGTGCAATTGTTGGTAGTTTAGTTCCCGCAGCAAACTCAGAAGCCAATGTTACATATTTCTCTGTTGATTCTATTGCAACAAAATTAGGAATTACAATTGGTAATTCTGCATATCATTTTGCAAATCTTAATACAGCCAATGCAAATACAACATTGGCCAATGCATTAACATTCCAATCTTTCTCAACATTTCCAATTTCAACTGTCACAGTATTGAATGGTGGTGGTGGAATTTCTACACTACCGGTTGTAACAGCAATTTCACAAGAACAAACAGATAATCCAGATACGGCCAATGCATCTGCATTTATTTCTTCTTTAGGCATTTTGGCACCAATTCAAATTGTATCTGGTGGTAATGGTTATCAAGTTAATGACACAATCGTAATTACAGGCGGTGGTGGTATTGGTGCACACGCCAATGTTTTGTCGGTTAATTCAACTGGTGCAATTCAAACTGTTGGTTATGTTTATCCTAATCCAGATAATCCCCATCATTATCCGTTAGGTGGTATGGGTTACATTCCTTCACAAATACCAGTTGTAACCGTGGTTTCTGCAAACAACCAAGCAGCCAATGCAGTCCTGACCATACCAGGAATTCTTGGAGTAGGTGCCACATTCCAAACTGTTACTGACAGAGTTGGTTCTATCACCACAATCAATATCATCAATCCTGGTGAAGATTATGTGTCTGCACCAAATGTTTCATTGGTGGTTCAGGATATTGTGGTGTCTAATGTAACGATTGCAAACTTACCACAAACTGGTGACATTGCATACCAAGGTTCTAATGTATATACCGCACTCTACAAATCAACAGTTAATAATGTGACCTTGTTG